AGCACCACTATCGGGGCAGACAGGATTACAAGAACAAATTCATCCTTATAATCGTTTTGTCTAGCCTCTAACAACTTACCCTGGTAAGCTTCCTCACCTCGAGCTTGTCGTTCAGCGTGCAGTAGTTGAGCATCAGACATCGCGACCTTTGCCTTCTGCCTATTGGCGTAAATTTTACTACCAGCAGATACAGCTAATTTAATTGCTGAAAACCACATACTAGTACCACTTAGCTGTTTTCTTTTTGTCCTTAAGCATTCTCTTTGTACCTCTTACTTCTGTTTCATCTCCAGTTGGTATGTAGTTTCTTGGCATACCATCTGCAGTAGTTACAGATCTAGGGTCCAACTCAATGTTTTGAGACGGAATACTTACTTCGACTGACTCTGTAAAAAACTTATCGTCTTTTTCTGCCATTTGTCCTCCTATTTTTACTTATACCAGCTCTGTTTAAAGCTATTGCGATCGCTTGTTTACGATTTTTTACTTTTTTATCAGAGCCACCAATTTTAAGAGTTCCTTTTTTAAACTCTCGCATGATCTTTTTAACCTTTTTTTGACCTTTTGTCATTTTTTTTTCTTCTTCATTCCATTTTTAGGTTTTGGTATCACTCCTCTAGCCATTAAAATGTCTTTTTTTGTAATTTTTCCATCACCAGACACATCAGGGAATGATTTTTTCTTTTTCATCTTCATTTTTTTCTTTTTCATCATTTATTTTCTCCTTCATATTTTTCTATTTCAATACTTGGCATCATTTTATCCACATTTGGAATAGATTTGCTCAAGATTGTTTTTTCTATTGATGTATTAGCCCTTAATTTTGCTAATTTTTCGTTTTGATCTAACTTATCTTGCTTGTCAGACTGGTTCATCATCGCTTTCATACGGTCAAGATTAATTCTCTCTTCTCCCTCGACTTTTTTACGTTGATTATCCATAGCTCTAAGGTCTAATTCTCTGGCTCTCAATTGTGCAACTGGGTCATTTCCAAAACCAGCTGTCACTTCTTTCTCTTCTTTTAAAAATTCTTCCATCATTTCTGCAATCAACACAGCTTTTCGTGATTCTAATTTTTGTGTCATTGATTTTAATTGCTGTGCAATACGTGGATCTTGTTGTGCCATCTGTTGCATCTGTGCAAGTTTAGGAATTTCTTGTGCAAACTCTAATTCAATTTGTTCTTGTGCCATCAAACTTATGTGCTCCATAATATTTTTTTCCATTGCAGCTGTAACCATAGGATTGTTTCTCGCTATGTTCGTTGCCATAAAATTTAAATGCGATGTGATGTGTGCTCTGTGATCTTGACCAGGAAAAGCTTGAAAAGGTTTACCTGCTAGAGCCATAATATTTTCTAAAGCTGGGTCCATTGGTTGTGGCGGCTGTGGTTTTATTAATAATAGATCAATATCTTTTACACCTAAAGCTTCATACATATTTCTGTAAGCTTGATACAAATTATGTATTTGAGGATTAGATGTTGCCAGTTGCAACTCCGTTTGCGCGAGGGAAATACGCTGAGTTTGTGAAAAGATGTTGGGATCAGCAACTGGCACAATATCTACCCGATCATCAAAGTCTTGTTGTTTAATCATTCTTTGACCCCCAACTACGTCGTACGGATATTCCGGTGGTAAATATAACTTGAAAACTCTTGCTAATAATTTGAATTCTTTTTTCAAAGAAGAATAAATTCTTTTGTGAATAGCTGACATAGTTCTTGATCCTCTCTCAAGAAGAGCAACAGTTGTACCTACGGCAGCTTGTTGATTGCCATCACCAACTTGTAAGTCGGCAATAGATGCAAACCTTTGACCTGCTTGCACTACAATACCCATTAAATTTAATAGTGTTGCAGATGGTTCTTTGAATGGCAACATCATAAACGAATCTTTTAAATTACCACCTGGTGCATCTACATCTCTAAACTCACCTGGTTGTATAGACTGGGCATCATCTCTAATTCTAATGCCACGCATTTTAAATCCTGCGGGTAGGTTGGAGAGCGTACCCGCATCCAATAATTGACGAAGAGCTGCAGTTGCAGTTCTAGACAGACCACCAATCATATGGATGAGACCGAACCCATAGAAACCTAGTCCAGGTAAAAATTTAAAGTGAACAAAGTAATCTATTTTATTTTTGTCCGGATCTCCAATTTCGTAATTTCTTCTAATAGCTAAAATTTTTCTTGTAGCTAATTCTATTGTAACAATGTATGGAACTTTTATTCCTGAAGGCTCACCTGTTTGTGGATCTTGATCTTCAAATCCTTCTAGATCTAAATTTACATGACACTCAATCAAAGTATAAATATCTTCGTCTTGTGTTTTTTTAGTTCCTTCTAATTCTCTTTCTTTTTTCTCAACATCGTTTTCCTGATAACCAGGTGTACCTAATTCTATATCTAAATAAAAACCTGCAACTTGTTGTTTTCTTAAATCGTTTTTAGAAACTTTGATCCGGTGAATGACTGCCTCCGCATCTTCTAATGAGGTAGCTGAGTACGGGACAATCAAATCATCTGCCGGAACAAACTTTGACATAGCTCTTTTTTCTAGTTCATCGTAATAAACTTTTTTAAACGCTGAACCTGCAAGAGGGAGATAAAAGAGCATCGAGTCAAAGTCGGGCTCATAGTCTGACATTTTTTCCATGAGCTCGTAATTCATGTAATCTTTAACACGTTCTGCTTGTTGTGTTTTTTCTGGACTCGGTGCGCCAACTACTTGCGTTCTGACTGGTCCATTAGCTGGGAGTAACTCTTTATAAGCGAGAGCCTGAAACTGTGTAACAGCTTCAGCCAAAACCGGATGAGTCGCCCCCGAGGCACCTTGAAATGGTTCCGTTCGCATGTCATATTTAAATCCTAACAGGTCGAGACCTTTTGTGTAAGATTGTTCCCAATCTTTTCTTGACATGTTATAGTCGTTATATTTCTGCGTCAAGCTAGAACCTAACTCGTCTAATACTTCGTCTGGTAAAAATTCTGCTAAATTTGCGTAGTGTTCATCACCACCTTCTGGTGATGCAGCGTTAGGATCAAAGTCAACTGTAACAGATCCATCTTCTGCTTCTTCTATTTCTACTGGTCCTTTTTTATTTTCTTCTATCGCTACTTCTTGTTGAATAGCTTCTTCTACTTGTTCGTCACCCGGAATATTAACTCTGCCCCTTGGACCTTGCGTCAGGGACTTGTCTATTTTGTCTGCCATTTATTTTCTCCAATTTAACTGTTTTAACAGTATTATAATTAATATTCAACCCCTGTGGTGTTGGCCCCGATTTAGGTGGCAACAGATGGGTTTTAGGGTAGCTTGATGTTTTTGATCTGGTCATTAAATTTTCCAAAGGTTGATTGTCCCACTTCTTCAAAATCGTCTGTCATTTGTGCTAGATCTTTTGCTCTTTCTTGTGCAGCAAACATAGGATCATTTCTTCTTCTGTAGTTTTCAAGGGCTACATTAGGATCTCCAGAATCTAAAGCCATGGCTTGATCAGCAGTGGATAACTCTATACCTTGATCAGCTGCCATTGCTCTTGCATCAAATAAAGCTTTAGTACCCACTAAATATCCTACAGGTTTAATTACTTTACCAACTCCTTTTAAAACTTTGCCAGTGCTCGAAAGTATCTTATCTTTTAATTTACCTCTTTCTAAAGCTTTTGCATCTGTTTTAACTTGTTTTCTTAAACCTTTTTCTTGTTCGGGTGTTAATTTTTCTAATTTTAAGGCTGGGTTTGTTTTACCACTACCACCAAATTTTTTACCAACAAATCTTATAGGTGTGCCATATTCATCGAATACAGGGACCACTCTATTAAAACCAATTAACTTTTTATATTCATTTGGTAACTCTTTAATTGCATTTTTAACAACTTTTTCTCCAGCATCATTTAATTTATCTATTTCTTTTAAATAACCTTTTGGTTGTTCGTTAATTAAATTTGTGATCGAATCAGCTATATTATTTAATCTTGTATTATATGGAGAAAGTGTTCTGTTCATTTTTGCATTAATAATTGCAATATCATTTAAATCTAAAGGTATTTCTCCACCAATATTCATTATGTGGTGAAATTGAAATTTTTTAGTTCCCTCAACATCAATTGGAGCTGTGGTAGCTATTCTCTTTCCTCTTGTTTTTTCTACTTCTGTAGCAACTCTACTTCCTTCACCTCTACCTTTAAATGGATTTGAAAACTCAACCTCTTTGGTAATTAGATCTCTTAAACCAGAATCCATAAATCCTGTTCGACTTGAATATCCTGAAATTTTTACTCCCTCGGGTGCATATTTTTTTGCAATCTTTCCAGCCTCTTCCATGCTATCTAAAATTCTATTTTCTGGAGCATTACTAAATTTTATAAATTCAGCTTTTGCTTGTGGATTATTTAAAATAATTTGAGCAGGGGAAACACCTTTACCTGTTGCTATAAAATTAGGCCTATTTTTTAATCTTACTGGATCTGCTTTTTCTTTTATGACCTCCTCCAAAACTGTAGCAGACTTTCCTTTTTTAGCATCTGGTGAATCAGGTAAATATTTTTTAGTTAATTCTCTAGTCCCTATACCTTTATAATAATCTTCTAATACATTATCTATATTTGATAAAACTTTTTTTCTTGCATCGCCTACAAAATAAGATTTTTGTTTAGTTAAATCTTTAAAAAAAGATTTTCCTTTTTCGTTAGTAATAATTCTTTGCATAGAACCATAAGATATTTCTTTTCCTTTGTTTAATTTAAGAACATCTGGATGTCTTGCGATAGCTGTTGGACCTAACTCTTTAGTTTCAGCAAGTTCTATTATTTTATTAAATAAGTCAGGGTTTTTAAATTTAAATGATTTCGCTTGGCTTTTAGTTAATTTAGGAGTTCCATCTGAAAAATTCTCTCTCTCAAAAGTTTCTATAGTTTCTTTTATTTCTGCTTGAGGTAGTGATTGATAGATTCCTGATGC